TGCTATCGTGATCGGCCCTGCACTCATAGCGTTTTTGTTTGTGCCTACTGTGTAGTTGTTAGATATAGTCTGTGAGTTTTCATAGACACACCCGTCAGCTACTGTTGATGCTAAACCTGTTAAATTTGATCCGTCACCAGCAAAAGATGTAGCTGTACAAGTTCCTGTACAATCAATACCAGCACCAACATCTAGGTTGCCTGTTACGTCAACATGACCATCAGTATTAACAACTAATCTATTAGCACTATTAGTTGTATCTTTAATAACAAACAAACCACCATTACATAAAAGTTGATAGTCAGGGTTAGCATCAGAATCAACAAAACTAATGTTTGGCTGTGTGCCATTAATAAGTAAAGTATTGTTAGATAAAGTTAATGAGTCTCCAGATAAATTACCAGATATACTTATGTTTCCAGTTCCGTTTATATCATTACTATTTAGGCTAAGGTTGCCACCTAGCTGTGGTGATGTGTCATTTACTACGTCAGTAATAACACTTTCAAACGTAGGGTCTGCACCATTATTAGCTCTTAAAAATTTACCATCATTACTTGATGTGCCATGAGGTAACTTAGTTAGGTCTACTGCTTGGTCTGCAATTTTTGCTGTTGTTACATTTGCATCTGCAATCTTTGCTTCAACTACTGCATTGTTTTGTATGGTTGCTGTGCTTACTGAGCCTGCACTAGGGGTATTTAGGTTTACTGTTGACCCGATCGTGATAATGAAGAAATCAGAATTACTAGAAGGAGCGGAGCTAAATATAATGTCCCCACCGTCGAGAGCAAAACCCTCGCTGGGCTGACTGGTTCCTGTATTAGGTTTCTGAATGACTCCATTGATGCTAACAATGTGCTGTTCAGCAACAGTCCCTGCGTTACTAATTGTAAATCTATAAGCTGATCCATTAAATGTTGCACTGCCTCCACCAGTTCCTGATGAACTAGATATTGTATTTATAAAAAACTGTCCGACTGACTGAGTTTCTTCAAACGCAGAAGTTGAGCTATTATATACGAGTAATTTATTTGTGCCAGTATTAAAGAATAAATCACCAGCGTCGTTATTACTTGTAGGATTCGACGAGCCAACTCTATATCTTTCGTTGAAATCATTGATATCTCCACTAAGATTTACTAGATCGTCTTCTGCTAGTGTAGCTTTGTGGTAGTTGTATATTTGTCCACTACCAGTTGACGTTACGATAAAACGTATACCATTAGCTACAGTAGAACTGTGAAAATTAGAAGGTATGTTATTTATTGTAACAGTTGTACCACCTACAGTTGTAGCTGATGTACTTGTACCACTACCATTAACAACAAGACCGCCTGCATCTGATATACTAACAGCAGCACCAGACTGACTCTGTGTGTTAGGAAACTGTGTTTCGTTAGCTATAGCTGCAAACCCACCAAATGTAGAAAGTTGTAAAGCGACATAATCAACAATAGCACCAGAAGTTGGTAGCTTAGTATCGTCGTTTGTAACTGTAGTTTGTTTTAGATCATTAGCTAACTTTGCAAGTGTTACATTACTATTAGCTATTTTATCAGTTGTTACGTTCGCATCTGTAATTTTAGATTCAGTAACAGAGTTAGATGCAAGTGCTGCTGAGTCTATAGATGTAGGAGCATAGTGCTCGGTATCTAATGAGTCGGCTGCGATGTGTTCTGAGTCAACTGCATCGTCTGCAATTTTAGTACCATCCACAGCGTCAGCTGCTAATTTTGGTGTTGTTACTGAACCGTTTGCAAGGTCAGCTGTACTAACAGAAAGATCTGTAATATTAGCACTGTTAACTGCTATATCATTTGGTAGCGTACCACCAGCTAATTTTGCCATTGTTACAGCATCGTTAGCTATCTTATCTGTTGTAATTGCGTCATTAGCTAAATCGGCTGAAACTATAGTTCCATCAAATATTTTAGCACTTGTTACAGCACCGTCTTTTATTTTATGTGTTTGTACTGTTTGATTCTGTTCTTCTTGTGCAGCAAACAGTAACTGCTCGTGGTTGGCATTAAGGTCAGCTGCCTTGACTGATGACCCTGCCTGATATGTAGCTTTTGGAACTTCTACATTTGTATCACGAAAGATACGTATAAGTTGTCCGGTAGTTGGTATGTTGCCTGATGTAAAAACTACATTACCACCACCTGTAGTAGTGTAGCTTGTAATATTGTAGTGTGTGCCGGATGATTTTACGACACCATCTACTTCAACTTTAATATCAGACTCTTGAATAGAAGGGAAGGTAAACTGCCTAGTCGCATTACCATCCCCTGTAAAATCTGCGAATGTTGTTGCCATTTATTTATATATATTGAGGAGGTCGTTTGACTGTACCTTTTTAAGATACTTTTGACGTTTGTTCTCTTTTTGTTCGGCTATAACTTCAGCCACCTCTGGCATTTCCATTATTGATGCCCAAGCTTTACGTCTTGCTTCTTGAAATATTTGATCTATTTTACCATTGTGCCAGTAGTTACGAGCATCGTACTGAGCCCGCTTACCGTCACGTATATCTTTACGCATAAGTTCTAATGATGCAATAGCCTTTGGATCTTTTGCTAACTTATTTAATTCAAGCTCAATGTTTTGATCTCCTATAGCTTTTTGAAACAATGACCTGATACGTGGTGCGTCAGTCAAGTTAGTGCTATCAGGAGCATAGTATGTAGATAGACGCAAGTCATAACCACTATTAAATAAGAACTGTCTACCTTCGCTTTGCTCTAGTGTCAGAGTAACAGGGCTAAACATATTAAATGCTCTGGTTAAGAAGTCCCAGTTATTAATAGGCTTACCATTTAGCATATCATACTTGATAGGAAGCTGCTCACTTGTTAGAGTTTCACTAATTAGGTTTCTATTTCTTAATGACTGATCTATACCAGACCCAATCTCACGCATGTATGGTACAAATAATTTACCCATTTCATTACGTAGACCAGCTAGAGGTACAGAGTTGTTTATTAAACCAGCTATGATCCTATCAAACTGTCCCGGTCTACCAGCAAACAAGTCAACAAATGACTGTATACCAGCAAGATAAGACTTACTTGTAATTGCTTGTGCAACCACCAATGATATTTTCTGTAACTCTCTTTCTGTCCACTCTTCACCCATAAGTAAACTTGCGTCACCTACGTCAGCGATTGTAGACATAATTAAGTTGAAAGGTTCAAAGGTATCATAACCTACACGTACAGCTCCAAGCTTTATAGTTCTTGGCTCAAACTTAGAGTCTAGCCATAGCTGTCTCTTTTGTCTGTCAACTGGCCCGTTACCTGTAAGATCTCCACGCATCCATGCCATTGATGCCATAAATACAAGAGCAGATCCCATCGCCAATCGGCCTGTTTGTAGTGCCTTTGCGTTAGCTAGCTCAACTGCGTTTGTAATACCATAGCGTTCTACATTTTTTAGATTACTAGGTGTAGCAAATGCTATATCGTTGAACTCTTTGACTAAGAAGTTAAAACCGGGTGTATGCTTTGCTGTAAGTGCAAGACCATTGACACCAGTCCTAGCAAATAGAAAGAATGGTTTTGCCCAAGGGTTAGCACTAAATACATCGTTAAGACCTTTTGCAAAGCCTGTAAGCTCCTGTGTAAGTGTAACTTCTTTACGTGCAAACTGTGTAGCTTCGTCAACAATGTTACCTTGTGAGTCAAATACCTGTGCATAGAAGTCGTCTTCATATGCTTTTAAGACTTCTCGATTTATTTCTGGTAACTTGATGCCGTCAGCAGCTTGTAAATCTAGAACCTTACGCAAAGCTTTTTCACGCATTTTAGCACGACCTATGATGTATGCAAACGCATCATCAGTTGCGGCCATGATCTTAGTAGAGTATGTAAGCAAGTTACTATTGTTCATAGACCTAGCCATGTTTGCTAATGAAAATGCTGCACGATCTCCAAAACTAGCTCTACCACTATCTTCTGCCCATCTACGTATAAGTTCCCAGTTTTCGTCACCACGAGTAAACTCAGAGTAACGTGTCTTAATAGTTGCTATATCGCCCTTCCAGTATGAGTTTAGCTTTTCTCTAAACAATGTAAAAGACTCAGGTATAGCTTCTATCATAGCGTTCATAGATGCCAACCCTGCACGAACTGTAGCACTGTCACCTTTGAATGGATAACGCATGGCAGCTCCTAGTGTGGTAGCCATAGGACGTAAAAATGTTGCAACAGACGTACCGGTAATTGCTCGCATTGGTGTTTTAGGGCCAGATAGAACACTATGAGTAAGTACACCTTCTAGCTCACGTATTAGCACACCTGTACGGTCTGCACCTTTTGGATCTAGTTTCCCACCTTTTATTATCTTTCTAGCAAAGTTATCAAAATCGTCAAGTGTATTCACATCTTTCATCATAGAAAAAGCTTCAAACAAGGCATTCAGTAGATCATCATTTTTATCATCTTTAGCAATCTTTAATACTGACATGATAGACTCTTTTGCATCTGCTACATCAGCTTTGACTGCATCTTCTATATTTTTAGTTCTGTTTTTACCAGCACCTAATGCTCTAAATGAGTCAGACTTTACAAATCTAGCTTTCTTTGTATGGTACAATGCAGTCAGCATAGTATCTACAATCTGTTTAGCTGGGCCATCTATATCATCTAGTGACACTAAGTCTGCTATTTCTCTGCCAGCTATACCAGTATCTCGTAGCTGTTTGAGTAACGAACCTACAACAAGGTCAGTTACAACTACATTTTTAGATGTAAACACTTCAACACCATCTACGATATCTTTATTTGCTTCTAGTAGCTCTTTGAGATATTCGTTAGATGATAACTCTGCTGCGTTTCTACCTTGTGTTATAGATTGATGTCCGTCTACAGCTTCTTTAAATGTTTGAGCTAACTTAACTCTATCACCTTTTGCTGCCTTAAGTTCTTTTGCAAACCTTTCGCTACTCATCAAACCTTTAAGTACACGTTCTACCTGTTTGACATCTGTGCCACCCTTGAGAGCTATACGCTCACGTTCTACAGGTGTAGTTACAGAACCAGTAGATCCTTCTTCTTGTCCCCACTCTTTACGAGTTCTAGATAATTGTTGACGAGCAAGGTCAGGATCTACCTCTGATGGATATGCACCTTGATAAGGTTGAGATACAGGTGCGTTTTTATCTGCACGAAACTGTATTTCGCCTTCACGTATTTGTGCAACAGCAGCTTCTGTGCTTTGCTTAGATACACTGGCATTTCTATCTTGTATCTGTTTTATTACTTTTTGTGATCCTTTACCTAAAGCATAGGTCATACCATCAAAAAATAAACCAATACCCATACCCTCTACAATGTTTTTAATTTTCATTACAACAGGAGAGTCGGTATCTCTAGTAGATAGTGGTGTGTCAAACCAGCCGTATCTATCACGTACAGCACCGAGAGCGTTCTGACCATCAGACTCCTTAGAGATAAGGTCAGATGCAGCTCCAATACCAGCAGCTCTGATAAAACTGTTTGCACCTAGTAGTTTTGTAGCACCAGTTGCAAGCAATGGAACACCAGTTGCAGCCAATGCTTTGGCAGATAGTACAGTACCAGCAGCTAATGAACCAAAATGTACAAGTCCACGTAGCTGTCTACCCCACCATGTTTTAGTTTCGATAGGATTATCATAGTTTGTAAATGGATCCCAGTCAGGTTTATAGTAACCTTGTTCTTCGATCTCTCTTTGCATTGTGCCGTCCAATGCTTCTTTTGTTCTTTCGGCAAAGGTGGTTACAGAGGATGCAGTATCCTGTAAGCCACCTGATACGATAGACTGACCTTCTTTGACTAACGCTTTAAAGCCCCACTTTTCTGCATTACGTGGGTCATCTTGTTCAGCGACAGCCTGCTCTTCTTCGGTTCGCTCTTGTTTTGCAACCTGAGCCTTAGCTTCTTCGTCTTGTTCGATTGTATCAGCTAGTTGATTGACTTGATCGTTTACATAGTCAAAAGCTCGTTGGTCTATCTCAAGCTTTACACTTGGATCTTCACTCATAATTATACCTTAGTATTAAATATTCAAGTTTAGCATTTCATTGATTGCCGCCGTTGATAGTGTGTTTGGATTTAAGAAGGGTGCTTCTTTCAACTCTGGTACAGCTTCCAATAACTTATCATTGTCTTCTTTTGACAGAGTTGTTTTTTGTTTATGTGGTATACTAACACCACCTATAAACTGTTGACGCTGTATGTTTGTTTCTAGCTGTCGTATAAACATCTCAGCATTTAGTTCACTTACGCTAGGTTTAGTTTTTATCATCCACTCTATATTATTGTTCTTAGTTGCAACGTCTAGTACCTTAGTACCATTAGTTTTGTTAAGAAGTTTGTTTTTATCGTCAACATTATCCAGTTCTTTACGTTCTGGTAGCTCTTGTTTAGATTTTTCTTTTACATCAACTTTTTCAACTCTTGTTTCAAATATTTCTTCTGGTGTAAGATACTCACCATCAGCATTTTTTATAAAATTAAATCGCATGTAGTATGATGGATAGCGACTTCTACCACCAGTTCTAATATACTCACGTGCTATAGCTAAATGTGGTGCTTCGCCTGCCCACTCTTCTGTGCTATATATTAGACTTGGATCTTTACCAAGAGCATTAAGTGTAGATTGTAAATCAAGCGTGTTCTGTGTATCAATCGGTGCTACCTTTCTATTATCAAAGATACCTTTTCTCATCTTAACTATAGCTTCATCTATAGCATTATCCATAGCAGTCTGTCTTGGTGTACCACCCACGACTAACTCTTTAAATCTTTCAGTAACATACGCTTTAGCAGCATCTCGTGCAAAAATATATTTGGGACTTTTAGCTACCCTAAGATCTGTAAGAGTTTTACCCTCTTTAACAATCGCAATAGCTATTTCTTCCATACTTTCTGCTTCTTCATCTGTAAATGCACCTAATTCTGGTGTGTTTACATATTTAGACTGTTCATCACGTATGTCAGGATCTGCTATTTTGTCTATCATACTTTGAGTTATAGGAAGATTATTACGTCTTCTACTTCTAATTTCAGTAACAATAGCTTCGTCAGCAAACTCTCTAGAGGTTATAAAGTTTTTCATAAACTCAGGTAGAGCTTCATCATCAGTAATGTTAAATCGTTTTCTAAAATCAAGGACATACGTATCAACCTCGTCTGCTATCTTTCTTGGGTCTGTCATCTTAGCAATCTTGGCTTCAAACTCAACGTGGTTTGTTTCTTCCCACTTACCCATTTCTAGTTTAGTTGTTTCGTTCTCTCTTTCTATAGCTTCTTCATCATACTTGTTTGCAGCAGCTGTGAGTCTTGCATGTAGTCTCTGTGCTCCTTTGGGTGCTCGTTCATCATCCATTCTCATTGCCCCACCGGGGAACTCGAATACTTGATCTAACAGAATACGTACATCACCAGCATCTACACCACTACCAACATCATCTAACATAGGTTCAACTATATCACCAAACCCGTCAAAAGCTAATTGACTAGCCGATGAAGCATCTAAGCCTCTTGCTTCTAGTTGAGCTTTTTTGCTAGTAATCCAACCTTCTTTACCTAAGACATCGTTAGCTAAAGTAGCCTTGTTCTGAAACATAGAGCTAACTTCATCATTGTCTCTGATAACTTGAGCTTGATCTAGTAAAGCTTGCCTACCTTCTTTCCATTCGTTATATAACTTTTGTCTCTGTTTATAGACTTCTGGTGCTACATATTTTAAAATTTCTCCATCTGTAGCATCCCTTAAACCTTGATCACGTCTTGCACGAATCTGATTTTGAAAGATTACACCAGTATAAAAATCAAAAAGTTCATTAAACTCATCTGTAGTAGTAGCATCTTTTAATACTCTGTTGTCAATAGCTGCAAATCCATCGTATTTTGTTGCACTCTGAAAATAACTACCAAGATTCTTGTCAAACTCTTTAAGATTATTTCTAGAGTTTAGACCATCTTGATATGTAAAACTACCTTGACCAAAGATAGCACTAGCATCACTAGCTATCTCTCTTTCTTCTCTGGTCTTTGTAGGGTCTGTTGCATCTTTCTTAGCGTTTTCTGAAAACTCTTGTTCTTCTTTTCTTGTTTGTTTTTCAGATGCTTCTATTTCATTTTGTTCTATAAGAAGGTCGTCATCTAAATCAGACTTTGCACCTTTATATCTATCAAGAGTTCCTTTGTATCTATTTCTATCATCGTTAGCTTGCTGTATCTGCTTAAGGACAGGTGCAGCTGATTGAGCAAAGTCAGCAATCTCACCTAAAAGCTTAAGTGGTCTTTCAGCTCTTTGTTTCTCGAGTTCTGCCATTTGGTTGAAGAACTCTTCTGTATCTGCAATTTGAGCATCTTGCTCCTTTATCATTGCATCTGATAAGTCAGCTCCAGTTGCAAGATAGTTGGTGGAACCCATAGCGTATGGATCCCGTTGTCTAAAGGATGATGTCATACAAGCTCCATATTAATATCAATTTTGCTATAGTCTACAGTTAAGTAATTATCTTGTATACCTACAGCCATTGGATTCTTGTTGACAACATCTTGAGCCATAGCTCCACGCCATCTATCTCTAAATCCTTTGTAGTTAAATTCGTATATCTTGTAGCCATCAGGTGATACACCAACTTCTTCTACATTTTCTTTTAGTTTTATATCTGAAGCAAAAGCACCGTATATACTAGCAACAGAACTAGCAACTTGTAATGCACCACTGAGTCTATCAGAGGGAGGCATCATTACAGGTGCACCGAAGGCAGCTGGTACTCCTAGACTTTCTCTAGCTTTAGCATTGGCAGCTAAGAATCGACGTTGGTTGACTGTCTGCATCATAGCCAGATCACGACCAAACGCATTATCTACAGCTCTTTGTATTTGTGCTTCTTTTTGAAGTAATGATTGGTACTGGGCTCGACCATACTTTCTTGATCTACCACCCTCGTTTACTTTTTTAGTTCTAAAATACTTGGCAACAGCGTTCTGTCTTGCAGCTCTACCTTTACCCTGTATTTGATTAGCTCTACTTCTCGCATCAGCCTGAGATCGGCTGTATCCAATAATATTTCTATCTAGAGTTCTTGCGAATGTAGTTTCTTTGTTGAAAAACTGTAACCTTTTTTGTTGAAAGTTAGCCTCTTTTTCTCGAGCTTTTTGTTTAGCGGCAGCTCTAGCCCCTGCATTAGCGTCTACGCACACGGCAAAATTCAATAAATGTTACATTGTTTGGCCCATGTTTTAACTTACGTAAAAACTTAAAGCCTAGAAACTTAAGCAGTTTTAAATGCACTGTGTTTCTACTATCAACTATATTCCAGAGGAGGGGCTCAGTACGGCTATCGACATACCGCTTGGCCTCTCTTGCAAATGTAATTGGATATCGGTGTATATCAGGAGTGCAAAGCATCCATATATCACCTTCTTCTCCTACTCCCGCCATGCCAGCAGTCTTGCCGTCAGGCACTGTAAAATACACGTAGGATGGGTTGTGAGCCATGATAGAGGGTAAGAGGGCTGATGGTATCCCATGGCCTTCTTCGACCTCTCTACGGTCATCTGAGCGGAGATTAGAGGCAACCTGAGCGGCAGCCTCCAATGTAAGTGGGTGTATGTAATTAGACACGATTATAAAATCTGGGTGAGTAATCAGCTTCCCAAGATAACGCATGTAGCGTAGCTGGGGCTGGGTGAGAT